ACTACAAATGCCTGAAAAGCAAATCAATATGTCAGATGCTCAATATATTCTGAGCACAAAATGAATTCTGGTGCCATTTCTTCAAATTAAGGTTTCAAGCCATGGCAATTTATGGTTTTACTTTTGAAAGATTAAAAGCAATTGCACTCATCAAATAGAACTTAATTTTTAACCATAGCACCTTCGGGTGCTTTTTTTGCGAGAAGAAAATGCCAAGCCCTATTATCCAATATTTCCAATATGAACATTTACCTGAACATTTGCAGCAAGTTAGTAAGCCAATTGGTGATTTAGCTCGGCAAATGGATGAGCAACTTCCTGACGGGCCTGAAAAATCCACAGGATTAAGAAAGCTACTTGAAGCAAAAGATGCATTTGTACGCCAAGCTTTAAGTAAATAATCATTTATAGAAATGAAGCGTCCTAAAGGGCGCTTTTTTATTGCCTGCCGAAAGCGGATGCTAACGGCGAATCCGGGCGGATGCCCATTTTGTATATATAGGTTGGATGACCAATGAAACTTAAAACAGTAACAATCGACGGTAAAGTTTATGCGGAAGTAGACGGTGATAAGCCGATCTATATTCATGATGATGGCAAAGAAATGCCACATGATGCACCACACTCGGTAGCAACAATTGCACGCTTAAACAATGAAGCTAAAACACATCGTGAAGCCAAAGAAGCAGCCGAAAAAGCATTAAAAGCTTTTGAAGGAATTGAAGACCCAGCGGCAGCTAAAAAGGCATTACAAACAATCCAAAATCTCGATGATAAAAAGCTGGTGGATGCCGGTGAAGTTGAGAAAGTTAAAGCTGAAGCTATCAAAGCAGTTGAGGAAAAATATGCCCCGATTGTTGCGCAACGTGATGCTCTAGAAGCCTCTTTACATAAAGAACTTATCGGCGGTGGTTTTGCTCGTTCTAAGTACATTCAAGACAACATTGCAGTACCTGTGGACATGGTTCAGGCAACCTTTGGTCATCACTTCAAAATCGAAGAAGGCAAGGTGGTTGCATATGATCCGAACGGCGAAAAGATTTATTCACGTGTCCGCCCGGGTGAACTTGCAAATGTTGATGAAGCTTTAGAGTCATTGGTTGGTGGATACCAGTATAAAGACTTAATTCTTAAAGGTGGTAAAGGAACTGGTGGCGGTTTTCAAGGTGGGGGCAAAGGTGGAGCACCTACTGGAATGAAACGCAGTGAAATGTCTGTTTCTCAGAAAGCAGATTACATCAAAGAACATGGCAATGATGCCTTCCTAAAACTACCGAACTAATCATTAAATATTTGGAGATAAGTAGTTATGACTACAACAGTTAATTCAGACATGATCATCTATAATCAATTGGCTCAAACTGCTTATTTAGAGCGTTTGCAAGATAATTTGAATGTATTTAACCAAGCCTCTAATGGTGCAATTGTTTATCGCAATGAGATCATTGAAGGTGATTTCAATAAAGAAGCATTCTACAAAGTGGGCGGTAGCATCAAACATCGTGATGTGAATTCAACCGCCAAAGTAGTTCCAGAGAAAATTGGTTCTGGTGAGTCTGTAGGCGTAAAAGTCCCATATAAATATGGTCCTTATGCATCAACTGAAGAGGCATTTAAGCGCCGTGCTCGTACACCAGAAGAATTTGCTATGGTTGTTGGTTACGATCTTGCAGATGCATTGGTTGCAGGCCGATTAGAGTACAGTTTAGCTTCTTTAAAAGCTGCTATTTCTAGCAATCCAGACATGGTTGCAAAAGGTAGTATCGTTGTTGATGGCCGCAAAGCATTGACTCGTGGTATGCGAAAGTTTGGTGATAAGTTTGGCCGCATTGGCTTATGGGTGATGAACTCAGATACATATTTCGATATTGTCGATGATGCAATCACTAAGCAAATTTATGGTGAATCTGAAATCGTTATCTACGGTGGTTTACCGGGAACCTTAGGAAAGCCGGTCTTGGTGACGGACGCTGTAGGTGATAACGATGCTTTTGGTTTGCAGTATGGCGCTGTCACTGTAACTGAATCACAAGTACCGGGCTTCCGAGCTTATGACATCAATGATGAAGAAAACTTAGCAATCGGTATGCGTGCTGAAGGTGCATTTAACTTAGATATTCTTGGTTATAGTTGGGATACATCGAAAGGTGAAAATCCTGACCTTACATTACTTGGTTCAAGCGCTAACTGGATCAAATATGCAACCAGCAACAAAATGACAGCAGGTACCTTACTTGATTTATCGGGTACAGCGACAACTGGTTAAAACCTAAAAATTAAAACCTAAGGGGGCTAATAAGCCCTCTTTTTTATTATTAAGAGAAAAGCGCCATGAAGATTATCTATACACGCATTGCAGCAGCGGCTGCATTAGAGACAGGCATTATTGCTAACCCTGACTATTATGAAAACCCAAATTTGAAAGCAAAAGAGGTAATTATTTACGGTAATTATCCAAAGATTCAAAAGGATTATGAATCTTTGGAAGTTCCAGTTGAAGTTCGTAAGTTGGAAGTGCCACAAAAAACGACTTTGGCCACAGTAAATGTCGCAGTGGGAATTACCCCTGAACTTCAAGCTGTGATGGATGATGCAAAAGCTGAATGTGAAAAGGTAGTTGAAGAAAACACTCAGCTTAAGCAGAAAATTGCCATCTTAGAGCAGGCCGGTGGTAACCAGTCAGAGTTGTTATCTGAAAATTCACGATTAAAAGATGCAGCAGTCTTAGCAGATAAAGCTCTCAAAGATGCTGAAGCTCAAGTGGTCGGTATAAAAACTGAATTTGAAGCTTTTAAAAATGATATTCCTGCAATGCAGGCACGTATTGCTGAATTGGAAGCTGGAAAAGCGGCAGAAAACCCAGCTACAGAAACGGCAGCTAATGATTTTGAAAACTGGTCAAATGATCAATTAAAAGAGTATTTGGCTAGTAAAAATATTGGTTACAAGCCGTCAGCAACAAAAGCAGAACTTCTTAAATTAATCCCTAAGGAATAATGCAATGAGCTTTATTACTGTAGATGACGCAAATTCAATTTTGGGCAGCGATTTTGCACCAGACAGTGATAAAGCTCGTCTGGTTAAACTGGCAAATGTCTGGATGAAAAACAGAATAGGTTTTGTACCAGATCCTATTGATCCACTTCTTAAGGACGCGGCTTGTGAAATTATCAAAGGAATTCTGGCCAAGGTAATTTATAACGGCAAAGACCAGCAGTTGAAGCGTAAGAAAGTTAAAGCTGATTCTGTTGAGTCAGAAAAAGAATATCAAGACGGATCTGAAGCAATCTCTAGCTTTGAACAGATAGCAATTGATTTTATTGATTCACTTGATTTGAAAGATCCAAATGCAAGTTTTAATGGCTTTGGCATACCACTTTACAGGGCATGATATGGGCTTACGTGACGAAATTCAGGCAGATATTGCTGAAGCATTTAATGAAGATTTAGCGGACGCCGTTCATACCTTTACTTGTGAGCGGATTTCAAAAACGAATTGGGATCCTAAAACTGAAACATGTGTTGAAGTTAAAGAAAACTATTCCGGCCGAGGCGTTCTGTTTGGCTCATACAGTCAATATGAGATTCAGACGCTTGGAGTACTGGCCACAGATAAGAAAGCGACCTTGCTGCAAAATGAAGTGTCCATGACACCAAAAATTGATGATGAATGGTTAACAGCTTTAGGCTCATTTCGAGTTATTCATATCCAGCAGGATCCAGCCTCTACTATTTGGAAATGTCAGTTGAGGAAGGTATAAGCTTGTATTGATTAATTTAGTTGATTTAAGCTATATACCTATTTTTAAAATTCTTTCTTGGGGAAATTATGGGGTATATCGTTAAATTAACCGATTCTGGTAAATATTTAATTCCAGACAATGAGGGATTGCTTACTACAACAGATTCAAAAGAAAAAGCTGTAGAATTTGGACAATTAGATGATGAAGAGTCTGCTAAGTTAACTGCCCATAGTTTTAGTGGGGGAATGATAACTGGCGTTGATTTCATAATTGAGAAGGTGTAATTAAATTATGGCAACTCAAGCATATGTAATCGTCATCGAAATCCCAGAAAAGAAATGCCCAAATGTAAGAGGCAAATCTAGTCTAATTAAAGATGGTAAGGCAAAAGTTTATCTTTCAAATAATACAACTTCTAGAGATGCTGAAAATGGCTTTGACCGATATGGAATTACAGGTGGTCGAAATGCTGTAGTAGTAACTGAGGCAACATTTCCAAAATACGAAGAAGAAATTACTAACTATCTTAATCGAAGGTTTGGAGAAGACTGGTCTTTAAAACTAGAAAAGTGCTCAGTTGCATAAATTAAAACCCGCTTCGGCGGGTTTTTTCATGGGCGCAATTTAGGAGTTTGAATGGTAAATACAAACTACGTCCCTTTGTGGCATATCTCACCATTTCAGCATGTGCATTACACATTAGTTCGAAATCAACTGCATATGGATTTGCTATTTGAAGACATGAATAAGGTCGATCAATTCTTGTCTATTGAAGGGGCTGCAGCTCAGGTTGATTTCTATTCCGAAGGTGCATATGCAGTTGTTCAGCTTGGTGATACTTCAGAAAGAAATCAGATTGAAGTGTATGGATTGCTTTTACATGAAGCTGTTCATGTCTGGCAAAAGATTAAAAAGCTAATGGGTGAACGAGAACCAAGCTCTGAGTTTGAAGCGTATTCAATTCAAGCGATCGCTCAAGACCTTTTTAAAATGTATGAAGAAAGTGAGGAAAAGCATGGGATGGAAGGGGAAAAAGCCGACTAGTTTTAGTTTTGAGGTGTCTAAAGCAGCAGAAGACCATGTGAAGCATATTGTCATGGATACTGTGCAATCTTTAGTTAATTTAAGTCCTGTTGATACTGGGGCTTATCGTGCTTCACATATGGTTTCGGTTGGATCCGCTGATTACGGTGTACGTGAACCTGAAACAAACCCTATTAACGATGCAGCGATTCAGGCAATGAAGATTAAGCTAGGCAATCTGGTTTATATCCAGAACAATAAAGCTTATGCACTCCGCTTAGAAAATGGTTGGTCTGATCAAGCGCCACAAGGTATTTATGGCCTCACTTTTAATTTTATTTCTCAAAAGTATGGTGGCTAAAATGGCAATGACTTTAGAGCAGACTAGGCAAGCTATTATTGATCGCATGCAAAGCTTTACGGGTATTGCTCAGGAACGGATTCAGTATCCAAATGCACCAGGCTTTACGGTGCCTAAAGAAGGTTTATGGTGCCGTTTAACGATTGCAGGTGGGCCGAGCTTTATTTCAGGCATTGCAGATAAGCCATGTACACGCCGTACCGGTAATATCATGATTCAATGCTTTGATCGACTTCATGTGGGAGAAAAAGCTTTAACGGTTCTTGGTGATGCTTTGCTGGCACATTTTGAATATTTCACAATCGAACACTTAGAATGTTTGAATGGACAATCTATTTATGCGGGTAAAGATGCTGATTTCATTCAGTATAATGTGAGTATTGGGTTTAAGGTGAATTGATATGTCATGTATGCTGACTTTAGAAGAAATCGAAATTAAACGGCAAGAACTGGAAAGACATCTTGAAGATGTTATGTCTGTTGAGTTGAGCAAATGGCAATCTGAAAACAAGCTATGTGTTTCTGATGTGAATATACGCTTGGCTAATGTTGACAGCCTCGGAGGACCTAAACATAACGTTGTTACTGGAGTAAGTGTCGATTTAGATAATGAGCTTTGAGTTCAAGAAAAAGCTACTGCAAGGCGATTATTTTTAACGACCTCAGCATATTATCATTTGTGATTACATTCTGTTACAGTAATA